ATATTGTTCCAGTAACCTAATGCGTTTGTTTCCGATGTAGAAGCATTACTCTCTGATGTTACAGCATTACTAGCACTAGCAGAAGCTTCACCTGCCTTAGCAGTAGCTGTCTGAGCATTCGTATCAGCCTCATAGATTTCTGCTCTATTGTTATATATTTCATTAATAGCTACAGTGTCTCCGGCTACAGTACTCATATTTGAAATAACATCAGGGCTACTTAGTGTATCCATATCTGAGACAGCATCAACTGTACCTAACCTACTAATCTCTACTGACTTAGAACCAAGATTAGTTAAGTCACTAGAGTTACCACTAAGAGCTATAAGGTCACCAGAATTACCTGACAGATTGTCTAAAGCTGTACTAGTCGCAGTATCTCCTAAGTTGTCAATAGCATTTAGTCTGGCACTATTTAGAGCCAAGTTGTCTATTTGGGTTAGATGGTTGTCGTGTATCTCGTCTATCTTATCTATAGAAGTATGCACTCTATCTATATTGTCAACACTATCCTCTAATCTGTCGATATTGTTTGCAGTATTACCAGTGTTTAGTCTATCAATATTGTTTGCAGTAAAGCCTGTATTTAATCTATCCAAGGCTGTACTAGTCGTAGTATCACCTAAATTATCTATAGCACTCAGTCTTTCAGTTGTATCTGCTAATTTATCAATATTATCTAGTGTAGCTGAGTCATTCCTGTTAATATCGTCTATATTGTTAATACTTGTATGCAGTCTATCAATAGCCACAATAGATTCTTCTACTCTATCAATCTCTTGATAGATTCCAGCTACTATCTGCACATCACTTGGTGATGTATATTCGTTTGGGAATGTACCATCATTGGATACATATATAACCAAATTCTCTACTCCTATTTGTGGTGGAGTATCAAACAAAACAACAGAACCCAATAAATCCCAAGTATTTGTTGAAGGCTCAACTCCATCAAGCCACACTCTACAATGTGACTTTGATAGTATTGAATCACCTATTTGAAATTCACGGTCTGCTCCGCTACCATTAAACTTATGTGTAGTTATTATAGCCATTTATGCTTCCTTATATATTTCTTGACTTCATGTGAAGTTTTCCCTCTAGGGATATTGTATCTATCTGAAAACCTACATCATAAGTTGTTCTGAAACCAGTATTGACTTTACCAGTATTTCCACCAACTACAAGTTTTCTACCTAAGTGTTTGTTGTTCACTATAGTTTCATTGTTTCTTTCGTTGTTAATTATAACAAAATCAACCTTTCCTTGCCTATTCACCTTAATGTTTTTCATATAGAATGGTTCTCTCGTTGTCATTGTATCTTGATTTGTCATTATATTATATTTTGACAATATAATCTCTGACTCATACGGAGTTATGCCCCTATCAAGAAATACACTATCTATAGCTATTGGTTCAAGCCCAATAGTTAAAACATCATTCAGATTGGCAAGAATAAACAACTTATCGTTTAGTACCTCTATATCAACTATATTTTCCGATACAGTCCATTTTGACCATCCAGATATTTTCCTCTCATTTCCACTAATATAATATTTATAAACATATATATTGTTTGGCTCATTTTTACCAAATAGTAAAACCAAGTTATTCGCAGATGCTACACATACTGTATCAATATCTTTTGGAATATACTCTGGTATTTGAGCAGAGATACTTTCTGCACTTGACTTATCTGCTTGTAATGATGCAGGATTATAGCTTGATGCTTCAAGAAAATTTCCTCTCTCATTAAAGAATAAGATTTCATTATCAACAACAACTGGAGTCAAAGGACTTGTTACAGCGTATGAACTTGTTTGACTGATTCTTGTTGTTGCAGGAGATAAAATCTCACCACCACTCATTAAGAACTGTGCATTATCTGACCATAAAGTTAAAGCTCCTGCTGTAGTATTAACGCTCTTGATTATTGATACCGTGTTACTGTCTATTCCTGCATCAATAGGGTCTGAATCAACAATCTCCATTGCAGTAGTAGCGAAGAAGTTATAGTACGCTCCAGATTCAGACAATATAACATTATCCTCTGATGTAAACCCTAGTCTGTTTTTAAAGAAAAACATATTACTAATTCTTCTTCCAGAAAAACTTGGTATTGGATTACTGTCATCATCACCTTTTACTCTATTCTCCCACTTATCAGACCATCTTAATACAAACAAATCCTTCTCTTCTGCTGTATATGATACTGGTGCATCATCAATAATATAATCATCAATAAAACCAATCTCAAATGTATCATCATCAACTTGAACAAGTTTTGCAGGCATTGTCGCTTTATTTATGGTTACCTCTGTACCTTCACCATAAACCTCTTTCAATCTTCCGTCTTCCCAACCAAGGTAGTAATTTGTAAATGTATCTGTATCTGTTCCTGCTATAGCAATAGTTCCAACTTCCTCTGTTGTAAATCCTTCCATTGCTGAAGGTAGGTCTGCAAGTTTTGAAACAGTATCAGTCCAACCCCTTGAAGCTTGATTACCCCATGAGTCACCAGATTCAAAAGTAAATGCACTATTGTCTTCTCTTTTCATGTAAAGCACAGACCCCTCTGCTCTAGCTTCATAAGGACTACCTAACCAGTAATGCCAATAGTCGTTTATATAGTGAGCCAATGCCTTACACGCAAGTAATGAATCAGAGAATGTTAAGCCCTCTACATCTGACTCATTGAGGTCTTCATATCCACTTACTGGTCTATACGAGAACCCCCAATATGAAGCTCTCGCTAAATCTGTATAACCTACAGATAACCATTCTGCATCACTTGGATATACTGCTCTAAACTTTATTCCATCAATTGTAACCTCATACGCATGACCATGTGAAGTTCCACCAGTAGAAGAACCATCTGAATATGTTTTGTTTATCCAAAAAAATGCATGAGGTACAAGTGATTGTGGCACAATACTTGTTTCAACTATTTTTGACTTATTAAGAATCCATGTAGTATCACCAACTGTAACAAACTGTATATCTTTTTTCCAGTCAGTTCCTAACCATGATGTAACAACATCTGTTCCACCTATAATATTTACTGTCTTTGAAAATCCTGCTTGTCCTGCTAATAATGGGTCATAAACCTTCAAACCATCTTCACACATAGTTATACCATACTGATTGATTCCATCACCACGGTTATAGCTGTGTAAAGCCATATTAGATTTATGGTTTACATTAAGTGTTTCCAATGCTTCTACTGGATTTCTCCTTCTTAAACCTTGTGCTACTGTAATTAAACAATTATCCATTGAATCAACTTGGTTATCATATCTTGACTCTGGTGGCTGTTGTGATACACCACCTTGCAAGTTCTTTATGCTATGATTTGATAACATTATAGACTCGTTCTATCTAATTGAGAAGTGACAAATGTTCCAGTAAGCAGGTTTCCATCAATCTTATTTGCATCATCACGGATAGCTTCTGTTCTTGCTTCATCTAGTGCTAACTTCATATCTCTTAAATCCTCTATGCTACCACCAATAATGTCTTTGTATGCTTTTAGAGAAGCAACATGAACAATATAATTTGCAAGATGATATGGTACATCTTCAAAGATTATTTCTTCAATTACAGAAGCTATAACTGCACCATCGAATTTATATGTATTGTTTGTTTTATCATAGAGCTTCCAATCTCTAACGATATATTCGCTCTCTGTGTCAACAGATAAAAAAGTATTAGGGATTACTATGTAACCATCTGTATCTGGTGTCAATGATTTATCTGTGGTATTAACATACCAACCTTGTGATAAAACTTTTTTATTTGCTGTATTAAGCTCTGCATCAACTATTACTGCTATTCCAATATCTTCTGTAACATCAGTGTCGTCAAGTGGTAGTTCATTAAGGCTTAAAAGAATTTCGTTTATTGCATCACGTCTATTCATTTTATACTCCGTTAATTTATAGAGAAAGTGTGGGGAAATACCCCAGAAGAGGGGTACTTCGGTTGATTAGTAGACGATTGCTACCAAAGAAGCAGGGTTAAGAACACCAAAGCCAGCCGCATACTCAACATCTGTGTAGTAAGCCTTCTCTTTTTTCTCTTCCCACTCGTCAGTGTTTACACCGATAAGTTCTGTGATTCCAACAACATCTTTTGTGAACAACCAACCTGCAAGGGTCTTAGTAGCTGTAATGTTAGTTGGTTGAGCAACAAGGTTATTTGACTTAAGGATTGTCACATTGTCAATCTTTAATACATTACCTTCTGCGATAGAACCATTGTTACCAGTGTTGTAATCTGCGTTAACACCTTTCTTAGACAATACAAGTTTGTCATAGATAGTTGGAGAACATACAAAGTATCTCTCTTCATCAACTTGGTCTTTTCCATCAAGGATAGAACAACCTGCGAACATAGCTTCAATGATTGCATCACCTTTAGCTTCTGATGTAGTACCAGTACCAATCAATGCATTATCAACTTCACCTGCTGAATCTTGAACAATCTTACCAGAACCATCTTCTGCAAGAAGTTGAGCTTCACCCATTGCTGTGTTAAGTGTTGCAACAATAAGTTTATCAACCTTAATAGCCATTGAAGTAGCGTTCTGATTTACTGATGCTGAAACCATATCAAAGTTCGCTGCTTTTCTTTCCCAGTTATCAATCTTCTTTCTTGAAGTCAGAGTTCTATCTACAACAATATCTCTCTTGTTTACTGAAAGTTGAGTTTCGTCTGGATTAGTTCCAAGTGCGAATGATGTTACATCTGTGTCAATACCAGTTCCCATGATATTAAATCTGTGTGAGAAACCAGACTGAATTGTTTGAACTGTACAAAGTTCTTTAAAAACATTCTTTCTCTCAAAGCCTGCAATCGTCTTAGCAAAAATCTGTAGTGCTAGACCAGTTTTAGTAGTTACTACTGCCATGATAAATTCCTAATTTATATTTTAAATTTTCCAAGGGATTACTCCCAACCTCTAACAATACCTTTGATTCATTTTAGAATGAGTATCTCTTTGTCTTACCTTTGGGGTAAAAGTTAGGGGTCATTATCATCAATCTAATTGAATGATAACAAATCTAACCTTAACCTTAATAATTAATGCAAGTTTTTACTGTTTGCAAACTTTGTATCAACTGCATGAGTGTACTTCTTATCTTTGCCATATCTCTTGTCACCAATATCAAGAATATAATCTGTCTGGTTTGAATAAGAACCTTTACCTGCAACTTTTGTATCTCCAAGGATTCTAGTAGGTGCATCTGGATTAGCTACATCATACTTGGCTTTAATGCCTTCCATTGCGAGTAACATACCTTGTCTATCCATCTTCCCAATGGCATCAAGTTGGTCAGCAGGGATATTTTCATCAGCCCATGCTTTTATTGTATTGTACTGTTCTTCACTACCTGCGATAGCATAAATGTCTTGTGTGAATTTTTCTGCATCACTATTTAGGGCATCCATGTATTTATCGACAACCGAATCAGGTATTCCTGCCTTATTTAACTTGTCATACATTTCATCTGTGATGTTACCGTTTTCAGAATAGTACTCATTAAGTTCATCCCAAAGTTCAGGAGTTACAGAATCAGGCTTATCACCTTCTGGTTTATCTTCCTTGTTTGCGTGTTTTCTGCCTTCTGGTTTATCTCCTGCATGGAAGTTCTTTTCAAGCTCTTTGTAATGCTCAACAAGTGATTCATCACTCATTCCATTTAAAACATACTCTGGTAGGTCTGAACCAATCGCATCAATACCTTTTCTTAGGTCTTCTGCTGTATCGTACTTGCCTGCAAGTTTGTCGTTTGGAGTTTCATCTGGATTAGGCTTGTCACTTGGTAGGTCTGGAGTATCACCATCATCTGGCTTCTCATTCCCACTAATTTTGTCTAATACTGCTTGTTCGTCTGGACTTAATGGTATTTCTTCTTCATTTGGCATAATTTTTCCTTAATTATATTTAATTCTGTTTGATTGTCTATGATTGTAAAAGTTTTCCATTGATAGGGTACTGACTGGAAAAACTTATAAAAGAATCAGTACCCTTGTAGATTAATCTACTTTGTCTTCCTTAGCTGTAGCAATAGCTTCTTGTAGTTCTTTAGTTGTTAAACCATCTGTTTCAACTCCAAGTTCTATAGCTTCTGCAACCAATTTATCTTTAGCTGTAAGTTTTTTAGGCTCAACAACTTTTGCTTCAATAGGCTTCACATTTACTGAATATGTAATTTTCATGCTTGTTCTCCTTTCATAATTTGTTCACTCGCTTGTGGTACAGCAGAGTCCATAACCTTGTTGGCTAATGCTTCCTCTTTAATGTCCTTATCTACTTGGTCAACTTGTGCCTTAGACAAGAGGAAACCTTTACTTGCAACACCACTATTGGCAATCATAGCAGATGTAACAGCAGGGATATTTATTGTCTTAGCAACATTTTCAATACCAACAAGACTACCGAATGTAGCAAGTTCATTTAGTAATGAGTTTATCTTAGCCATTTCAATATTTCTACCGAGTGCTTCAACTCCTGCTGTAATGATAACATCTACATCATCACCACCATCAATATTTAACTCTGACATTGCATTTTCAATAAGTGGTATCTGAATACTCTCTGCGACAGAAGTATAAATTCCACCGAATGAAGCTTCAAGGTCACTTGCTATCATTTGGACTTCTGCTTTTGTTACACGCTCTGCATCCCTTACTGATGCTCCTGCACTTAAAAATGCTTCTGCCAACTCTTTCTTGTACTCATTAACCAATGAATGTGTTATTTGTAGGTCTGTACCTTTGTTGGTTCTTATAGTTCCAATATCACCTTCATGACCAATTATAGCATCACCATTCTTAGCTTTAACAAAATCATTGTATTTAGTCATTCCGTTTGGATTAACAGTATATACTGTTTTACTTGAAACAACAGCACTTTCATTCAATACTTGGAGTTGTTTTTCTAAAGCAATGAATGTACCAAGATTCTCTTCCACAAAACCACGACCATAATCCTCACCATCTACCTTATTCCATCTAAGTGAAATATATGTTTTAGATAATGTCTTCAATGTAGTTTCAGACCCAGTAACAATTACATCATTTATTTCTTGTCTTCTATTGTAAGAACCATCTTCTAAATATACATAAGTATATAGTTCAATATCCTCATTCTTATCTTCTTCTTTTATTCCAGACTTTATGTTCTCTGGTACAGAAGCATAAGACAATTTCTCTTTAATGATGAGTTCAAGTATCTTTCCTGCCGAATCTCTTTTAATAACATAGTTTTTCATTGTTAAAACTCTGAAATTACCCTCTGAAACTTTTTCAATAAGTGAATCTCCAGTAACCATTGAGATACGGAGTGCAGGATAAAGACTGATTCTAAATTTACTTTTGTTGATATATCTTAAGATACCCTCTTCCTTAATAGAAAGAATCTTCTCAATTTCAAACTTAGCATTTTCATCACCCTGACTAATGTTAGACATAGCTTCTTCTGTAGCACTTAATCTATAGAATGGTTGACTCGGTGGTAGTATGCTTAATGCAAATTTACCTACAAGCTGATTTGTAATCTTAGCACCAAAACCTTGTACATAATTTCTTTCCAAGTCATCATTTGCAGAAGAACCATCTTCCATAAACAAATAGGGTATTGTCATTTTAGAGCAAAGCTCGGCTCTGTCAAGAACCGTACCTCTATCTTTATCCAAGTCGGAGTATCTCTCTCCTGCTAGAATTTTTTTCTCTTCTTCTGCCATGATTTAGCCTTTAAAGTTTTAAGCCAGTATTTGATGGCTTCAATGGCATCTTCAATGTAGACTTACCAGTTCTTGCTCTTTTCTTTTTTTGAGATTCAAGTTCAACACTTGCTTCTTCAACTGGTGGTGCAGGTGCAATCATTGGTGGTGGTTTTGGAACAGAACCTTTACTTCCTCCACCATTAAATGTTGTTAGTGCGTGTACATTTTCACCTGCCAATACTGCTTTCATTAATCTTGTCATTACTTTATCCTTACTTTAGTTTTTAATCGTTCCGTTTCTCTGGAAACCTCTTTTAAATCGTACTCATAGACACTATACAGTTTTCTACCAGACAATCTTCCATTGAACCGTTCGGAATCATCACTTGCAACATAATGTTCCAAAGGTACATTGTTATCTTGACATAATATCCCTGCTTGTATGCTTATTAAGTGCATAGCTTTACTTCTTCTGTACTCTTTTTCTATATAAATATAGTCATTACCGAGTGTTGCTTCTCTTAAACCATAGTAAGGATTGTATGTGAAGCTTGAAAAACCTACTGGAGTACCATCTTCATTTAAAACCATATAGATATATCCATGATGTCCTTCAACAAAACTATCTGTATCTATATTTGTATCTGTCTTATATACTTCTTCTTGAAATTTCTTTAATAAGTTCTCCAGATGTGGAAAGTGTGTATCATTATAGAGTGCTAGTGATGTTTTCCTCATCATTATCTCCTTCTGCAAGTTTTAAGTTTATCTCTGTGAGCATATCTATCTGACCTTGTATCTTGCCACGCTCATAATCAGTAACATCTTCACTACAGAGTTGAAGCACAAGTGTTCTTGAACTGAACTTCTCTTGAATACTGTCTAAAATCTTTATTATTTTTTCCATGCTTTTCCTTTTTCCTGCTATAATCATATCAAATAAAGGATTAAATTGCAACAAGTTGAAAATTACTGTAGAGAGTGTCAAAGACCAATGTATTCATTTTACCAAGTATGTGTTCCATGCAAAAGGAAGTTCGTAAAATCTGGATATGAAGAAAAGAGAATAACATTTGGTCAAGTAGGTCGCTCAATGATACCACATCAACAATCACTGCACACAAGATTCTTTGATTGTAATGCTCCACTTGCATACAGAGGTATAAAAGAAGAGAGAATCTACTACAAGATAGACAAATCAATAATAAATTCTCAATCAAGAATACTAAATTCATTCCTAAGAGAAGAGTTACGAAATAAACATGGTTACCTATACAGACATATACCAAACATATCAAAGAGATTACTATACAATACAACATTATTCTTCCTGCATTACATATACACTAAAAAGAATCAACTATTCAAAACACATATACACCTACAAGCATCACTTGTAAATATGTTGCTGATACAGATAGAGAATACATACCTAAGAACAAATGACAATTCAAGAACAGACCTAAAGTTTATCTATCAAGTAAGAGCAAATTACAACACAAGTACATACAAAAAGATATATAACCAGCTAGAAGTATGTTCTGATAAAATCATAGATGGCTTAAATAGTGATTATATGAACTAAATAGGGTATTAATTTTTTATATACATATATAAGTCTTTAAAAATAATATTAAAAAATATTTATTGAAGAGATAGTGTGTATTTTAGTTAAAAATGGGTCAGATATAGTTTTGTATAACATTGGTTTTGGTGAACTCTCACTTCCCCCCATAGGGTTGTTGTTCTCTATACACACAGACTTCTCTGTTTTTTTAGTTCCAAAGCATACTAAGTATATGAGAGTTCTTCATTCTACTAAGAGAACGAATATCATCATGGTTATATACTTTATGGTTCTAATTCATTCTATTTCTCTCACTGTCTTAATGTCCTAATAAACCTTATCTATATATATGGGACACTTACCCTTGGGACACCTTTAATACCCTGTATAACGATGTTCTATGTGTCCTAACAAGAACATGTACATGTACATATTATAATGGTTACAATATGTATGGGGAACTTACGCTCTGTAATCCTTACGGATGAAGCCGAGGTCTTCACACTTCGTGTTACTGTCACTATTCTGACTCTGATGTTATCTGCTTGTTGACTATTCTTATCCATTGACTACTCTTGCTCTTCTTTCTAAATCTTTCTTTCTTTCTACATCTACACATTATACAATCTTCCTTGCATAATTGTGAATGTTGGTTATTTCATCAACATGGTTAGTGAGTTGCTGTAGACACAACCTATCAGTCACAATATACTTGTCTTTCATATCTATCTGCTCATTGCAGAGAATGATTGTCTTGCAGTATAAGTGACGGTTGTTATATCTCATGTTATAGCAATTTCGCAGGTGACTGCTCAATCTAAACTTTCATCTTTCCGACCAATGAGATTTGCTCATTAGCAAGTAATTGAGAAGTTTGATTTTTTGAGGTTTTACAAGTGATTAAATTTTATACAGTTTTTTCATGAGTGATTAATAAATAGACAATATTTGACTAAAATTTATACAGTATTTTATGTATATTGATAGACATCTATCGACTATTAGAGTATAATATATATAGAGTAAGACGGAACAGAGGCAATAAACAAGATATACATGAAAAAGGAAAACATCATGAAACACATAGCAAAAAAAACAAACACATCAAAAATGGCAACATTCGGAGAATACGCAACTCCAGAGAACTTTGAAAGACTTAATAATGAGTACACATATGAAGAAGATGACGCGACAACGATTTATAGCTCAGACCTAGACATGGAACAAAATACATTAAGTATTACGGTTGAATACTCAACACTCGCAGGATTTGAGGGCGAACCATTGACGGTTGTAATTGACCTTAGAAAAGAGGTAAAAGAGCTACAAGACAAGCAAAGTTTATTAATCAATATTCCGACTGTAGCAACTAGGGCGATTATTAATGCATTTAATGATGAAGGAGTACACTTTAACTCTCAAAACTTTAACGGTAACGAATCACTAGGAACAGATTTTTTTGAACTTGAAAATACACTCTTTAAAATGGAGTTGATAGAAAACTCAAAGTCTGTAGCGAGATACTATTTTAAAATCTTTAAGCTTGGACTTTCTGCACCAACAGAGAGAGGGGGACTATAGAATGAGAGCCTTACACTTGGTAGGGCTTTATTGATACTCTCTATCAAAAAAAATTTTCGGCTATCGCCTATGCAGATTGTCTGCAAGTGGTAGCTTTTCTTTTTTTTATTTCTTTAAAAATGGGCAACAAAAGAAAGGACAAAAAAAAAGGACAAAAAAAAAACGAAAAGGGGAGACCCTCATGAACGACAAAAAAAAACGAAAAGGGGAGACCCTCATGAACGACAATAAAAAAAACATACAAGGAAAGAAATAATGAACAAGAAATTTACATGGACTTATGATGATGGTTTAGATTGTGGGGTATCAGATGTTGAGTAAATTAATTATAGCACTTGCATCAATGATTGTTATTGTATGGGCATATACGGTAGAAGGCAACTATGATGAAAAGACTTATGTTTATAATCAAGTTTTAGAACTTGAAGAAGATTGTGAAAAGAAAGATGGATTCTTTAACTATGAAGACTTCTCATGTGAGTTTATGTGATGCGATACTTAAAAATAGTAGCCATAGAAGACAATATGACTGGTGATTTAGGTTTCAATCTTGTGAATAATGCAATGCCTAATACTGGAGAAGAATTTGTTGCAGGAGGTGGATTGATTATAGCTCATGATATTATTGAGCATCAGCAAGGACTTAAAAAGATTGGAACACTTGAAGATGAACTGATTGCACTTGGTGGTATTGTTTACACAAGAGTTATAACTGGTGAACTATCAAATTTTGTAATGACTGGAGAAGAGAATCTATCACATGATATAACAAGAATGTTTGAATACTTCAATGAGAACACAAAGAGGACTGGAAAGAAGTATTATCCAAAGAGATTACTTGAAGAGTATGAATGTGATTCTATAGATGAAACCATACAAAAAGCAAGAAAATCATTGATACTTAATGAGTGTGAAGAACATTATTATGATGATAGTAGGAAGACGAGTATAGAGCCTTACTTGGCTTGGACTAGACATCTTATGCTTCATGGTTTATATCTTGCAGAGAAGCGATTTGGTGATAGCTATATAGCACTTAACGCTTTTAGAAGAATAAAAGAAGAAGTTGATAGGTTTACACCAGACTATGAAGGACAAGAGTTTTTGCTTGGATATGACTTTAATCAAGCAACCATGAGAGAAACAGAAAGAGAGGATTAGTATTAAAATGGGTGAATATGCAGAAATGGCAATAGAGGAAGAAATGATATATCTATTGTGCATAAGGAGAAATAGGTGAGCGAACAAACAAATTCATACGAAAAGTATCATAAGATAAAGGCTTTCATAGATAATAACAGT